AGCCGCGGGGGCGTGCGGCGCAACGACAAGCTTAGGCTCGCCGCCGAGGTGGCGCTGTCGTTTATCGATGCGTGGTCGCCCGCCGCCGCACGCTGCGTAGAGACAACCGGTGCCGAGGTCGACGCTTACACACCCTCGGCTACGGGCAAGCGCAAGGGGCTTTGCAAGGCCGATGTGCTCACCCTTATGACCAAGTTCAATGCCGAGGACATCCCGCAGGAGGGTCGCTACCTATTGCTCGACGCCTACATGTATTCGCAGCTTCTGGCCGACCTCACGCAGTCCGAAAACATGGCATTTTTGGCATGCGCCGACGCGGCCAACGGCATTGTCGGCAAGCTTTTTGGCTTTAATGTCATGACTCGCTCGACGGTTGCCCTGTATGACGCGACCAAGGCCAAAAAGGCATGGAGCGCCGAGGGCGCCGCAACCGACCTCGCCGCCGCTCTCGCATGGCATGAGCAGAGCGTGTGCCGCGCACTCGGAGAGGTCAAGGCGTTTGAAAATGAGGGCGACCCGACATTTTACGGCGACATCTACTCGTTTCTGGTCCGCGCAGGTGGCCGCATCCTGCGCAGCGACAACAAGGGCGTTGCTGCAATCGTGCAGGGCACTCCTGCAACAAAGGCTGGATAGTAACCGCCATGGCCGAGCTCAAGTATCTTGTAATACACTGTACCGCTACACCTGAGGGGCGAGAGGTCACTGCCGCCGACATACGCCGGTGGCACACCTCCCCCTTGTCACAGGGCGGTCGCGGATGGCGACAGGTGGGCTACACCGACATCATCCACTTGGATGGCAAGGTAGAGCGACTTGTCGACAACAACGAGGATGCCAATGTCGACACTTGGGAGGTGACCAACGGTGCCAAGGGCTACAACTCCGTAAGCCGTCACATCGTCTACTCCGGCGGCATGACTCGCGACATGACCAAGGCAAAGGACACGCGCACACAGGCGCAGCGCGATGCGATGCGTGACTATGTGATTGACTTCCACCGCCGCTTTCCGGGCGTCAGAATTGTCGGCCACAATGAGTTGGCGGCCAAGGAGTGTCCGAGCTTTAATGTGCAAAAATGGCTTAGACAAATAGGCATATATCAATGACAAAAAGCAATGGAAATCCTTTTGAACCTCCTGACATACAGCCTCCCCGGTGGCTTTTTGGGTAGTGTGTTTGCGTGGCTCGTAGGCCGCCGCAGACAGGACAACGACATGCTTGTGCAGCTGCAAAAGTCAATCAACATGCTTTCAGAGGAAAATCGAAAAATCCTCGACGAGAACATCAAGTTGCGCAAGGAGAATGCCAACCTAATAGCCAATCAGGAGGCGATTAAGCAGAATCAAAAATTGCTCGAAGAGGAAATCAAGCGCCTCCGCGCAGAAATCATAAAATTAACATCAACCAACCAAAAATGAAAGCATTTGCAAAACTCATTCTAATGGCGCTGTCAGCGATGGCAGCCGTCGCCCTCGTCGGTTGCGGGGCGTCAAAAAACACGACCGAATCAACGCATTACGAGCGAGATGACACCACCGAGGTGTATACCGTCGACACCGCCGCACGCGGCACCGTCGAGCAGCTTAGCGGCGTGTCTTACTACGCCATCACGGCGCAGCCCATCGCCGAGGATGTTGCCGTTGTCGACATCCCGGTGGAGGCGGTCGCGGAGCTATCCGACGGAGCAAGTTACACGGCATCCGAGGGGCGAGCGACGGCACAGTTGACGCGCGTAGGTGACAATATAAAGGTCGAGGCCCGGTGTGACTCTGTAGCAAGGTTGTGCGAGATATACCGCTGCATTGCCCTCGATTACATGGCGACCAATGACAGCTTACGCAAGGAGATTACAAAAATCACCTCCAAACAACAGCAGTTACAGGAGGCCCTTAAGGAGCAAAAAAAGACACCTCCCAATCACGCTTTAGGCTGGATGCTTGGCTCTCTTGCAATCCTCTGTGTGTGTCTTTTAATCATCGTTTTAAAACCGTTTAAACGCAATAAAAATGAGTGAGGTAATTGAACGCAAAGTGCTTGAGGGTATAAATCTTATACTCTCTCTGGGCGGTGCCGCCCTCGGGTTTTCGACAACCTGCAAAATCGACACGACCGCAGAATTTGGCACTCGCGTAACCAAGGAAGCCGCCTCTGGCAAATGGGAGGAGCAGTACCTTAAAAAGCTGAGCGAAAAAATCTCGGCATCCGGATGTGTGCTCACCAACGGTGACATCAATGTGCCTACGTATGACCAACTTAAGGAGATGCAGCTTGCCGGTACGCCCATCGACGGGCAGTACAGCTTGCGCGACGGAGACGAGCGCACGGGCAAGACTGCCGGAGGCTACAAGGGCAAGTATGTGATTACAAGCCTGTCGCTTGAGGGCACCGCCGGGGATGACGCAAAGTACACTGTCGAGTTGAGCAACCACGGCAAAATCTCAAAGGTGGGCACCGGCTTAACGGAGAGCGCAGCGCCTGCAAACATTAACCAACAAGATTAATCGCCATGGCTAAAAGACAACCGGATAAAAAGCCTGTAACGACGCTCAATGTGGGTGGCCGCAAGTTGCCGTGCCGCGTCACGATGGGCGCGATGGTACGCTTTAAGCGTGCCACGGGGCACGAGGCCTCCAACCTCGACACTGCCGACATAGAGGAGATGGTGACATTTGTACACTGTTGCGTCGCGTCGGCATGTGTCGCCGAAAAGGTTGACTTTGACATGACGGTCGAGGAGTTCGCCGACAACCTTGAGCCGGATGCGCTCAATGAGTTCTACGGCGGCATGGGTGGCGCGGAATCGGCCGATGCCGAAAAAAAAACGAGCAACCCCCGATAGAGCGGCTGCTTGGCATCGCCGTGGGGTGCATGGGCATGAGCCTCGATGACTTTATGTCGTGCACCCCAACGGAGATAGCCGCCATACACGAGCAATGGCTCAACGACGGCATCGCCCGTGAGCACGCACAGTGGGAGCGCGCACGCATGATGTGCATGTGCATGCTGCAACCTTACGCAAAAAACACGCTGTCGCCCAGGGATGTCATGGTATTTCCGTGGGAAATCGAGCGCGACGGCGACAAAACAACAACCAACATCAACAACGACAACAATTTAACCCGCGCCGAAATCTTGGCCAAGTTTGAAGAGGCGAAGCTTGCGGCAGGACTTAAATAATCAACAACGATGGCACAGAGTGTAGACTTTGAGATTCGGCTAAAGACACCCGACGGCAGCGTACTGCGCAATCTCCGCATGGAGGTTGACGGCCTCGGCAGTCTCTTGCAAGGGGTCACCCGCCGCTCCGAGGAGGCCGGCGCAGGACTGCGCAAGATGGCCGCTACATCTGTGTTAATCGATACCTCCACACGTGCAATTGAAAACCTCAAAGGCATGGTGTCGGGGCTTGTCGCCCCCTTTGCCGGCTTTGAACAGGCGATGGCCAAGGCTAACACCATGGCAAACAAGTCGGGCGCTGACTTTAAGGCCCTTGAGGGACAAATTAAGAGTCTCGGCAACGAAATCCCCATCCTGCGCGATGAGATTGCCGGAGGCCTTTATCAGGTAATCTCTAACGGCGTGCCCGAGGGCAATTGGATTGATTACCTTAAAAAGTCGACCAAGGCAGCTGTCGGTGGCGTTGCCGACCTCGGCCAAACGGTCACGGTGACCGCCACTCTCATTAAAAATTACGGCATGTCATGGGATGCTGCCGGTGCAATACAGGACAAAATACAGATGACCGCCAAAAACGGCGTAACGTCTTTTGAGCAGCTCGCCCAGGCGTTGCCACGTGTCAGCGGCTCGGCGTCGCAATTAGGCGTGCAAATGAACGAGCTGATGGCTGTATTTGCGACGAATACCGGTGTAACCGGTAATACCGCAGAGGTCAGCACGCAGTTGGCTGCCGTGCTCAACTCACTTATAAAGCCTACCTCGGAGGCAACGGCTGCTGCCGATGCCATGGGTATAAGGTTTGATGCCGCAAGCGTCAAGGCTTGTGGCGGATTTCAAAACTTTTTGGTCGAGTTGGATGCGTCCGTGCAAGCTTATGCGGCAAGTTCCGGGCAGTTGGCCGAGACCATATACGGCCAGCTCTTCGGCAGTGCCGAGGCGTTGCGTCTTATAGGCTCGCTCACCGGCGAGCAAAAGGATATATTTGCCGACAACATTGCCGCGATGGAGGAGAGTGCCGGCACCATCGACGAGGCATACAGCCAAATGTCGTCAACCGTCGATGCGTCAATGACGCTCATTAAAAACAAGATGGCATCGATGGGCGATTGGGTGGCCTCTGCCGTGTCGTTTGCCGCGCCGTGGCTGGAGGTGGGTGCCAACATAGGCACCGCCGTCATGAGCATGAGCCAAATGTCGATGATTGCCAGCAAGCTCGTAACCGGCATTAAGTCGTTGGAGCTCGCGAGTCATGCCGCTGCCGCTGCACAGCATGTCGTGTCTGCGGCTACAAAAGCCTGGTCGGTAGCACAGGCAGCTCTTAACGTAATAATGAGCCTTAATCCTGTCGGCATAGTGGTGATGGCCATTGCCGCGCTTGTGGCAATTGTTATTGCGGCGTATAACAATTGTGAGGAGTTTAGGGATATTTGCGACAAGGTTTGGGCTGTAATCAAGCAGCTTGCGGCGGTTGTGTGGGACTTTTTGGTCAAGGCTTTTGAGCGTGCAAGCGAGGTTATACGTAAGGCGTGGGAGTGGATTAAAAACTTTTTCGGAATCAACGGCGCCGACGACGCAAAGGAGGCCGCTGCGGCCATCGATGCTCAGGCTGACGCGACACAGGAGCTTGCCGATGCCAACGAAGATGCCGCTAACACCGGGCTAAAAGTCGCCGAATCTGTCAATTGGCAGACAATGAGCTACAAAAATCTCGGAGAGGCAATTGACAAGCAAAAGGCCAAGGTTGCAGAGCTTGCCGGCGTAAATGCCGAATCTGCGCAAAAGGAGGCTCAGCTACTCAAGGCAATGGAGGCTCGACATGCGAGCCTCGGCAAGCAATACGGCCTTGCATCGTCGACAGGCAGTGCCGGGCAAAGCGACAAGACTGCCTATAGGAGCGGCACTGAGGGTTATTACAAGGCCTTGCAGCGCGAGCTTGAGGACAAGCTGGTAAAGATTGACGCATCCATTGACCCTCAGTCCTATCGCACGGTTGTAGGCCAGCTTGCCGAAATCAAGTCATGGCTCGACGGCCTTGAAGGCTACCGTCATCGCGTCGAGGTGGAGCTGAAATTTCCAAACGCATCCGCGCTCAAGAGCGGCGACATTTTGCCCGACAAAATCGACCTGACAAAAAACTTTAAAAAATTAAAGCCTACCGACATAATCCCCAAGGAGGTGTCGGAGAGGGTGAAAGGATTAGCCTCGTCGCTTGCAAAGGATGTCGGCGACGGCATCGCGCCCGTAAGGCAAGGCTTGTCGTCGATGGCAGGGATGCTGCACAGTATCGCCCGAATGACTAACGAGTCGACCGGCGCATGGTTGCAATGGGGTGCCTCGGTCATTGACGCTTGCGCAGCATCCCCGCCCGCCGCAACCCCCTTTGTGGGGTGGATAGCGGCAGGGGCTGCCATTGCTGCGGTGATTGCCTCGTTTTCGCAGCTGCCGAAATTTGCGGAGGGTGGCATAGCTTATGGACCGACACTCGGCCTCTTCGGCGAGTACTCCGGGGCGTCCACCAACCCCGAAGTGGTGGCACCGCTCAACAAGCTTAAGGAGCTGATTGCGCCGCAGGGCGCAGCGACCATGCCGGCAGAAATCCGCATAGTCGCACGTGGGCGCGACCTCGTAGGTGTGCTAAATTACAACAATAATTTAAGGAGGAGGACAACGTAAAATGTCGATGCAATTGAGATATAGCGGCACCTGTTACAGCTGCAACAACGTAAAATGGAGGGTGGACATCCTACAGGCAAATGATGTGCCCTTTGCCTATGTCGGCGAGCTCGACCTATCCTCAGCCGAGGCATTGACAATCGAGTGGCCGGTTGTCGACAGGGAGGAGGTGATAGTAGGCTCTTCCGCAACGCTCAACATCATATCGCCCGGCGACCGCACCTATGAGGACTTGTATACGATTATACCGAGCAACATCCGCATGGATGTGTACTGTGAGGACTCGCTTTATTGGTCGGGCACTCTTGACCCGGAATTTTACTCCGAACCCTACGAGCGGCTTAATAATTATGTCGTAACCCTTACGTTTTCCGATTTCGGCATCCTTGACCGCGTAGGCTACGACCTCGACGGTGCACAGCCGCTGTCGGCAATCGTGACGCGTGCCATTGCCGGCACAGGCATCAACGTAACGGGCATTGATTACGACACCCTCTCAAGCACCTATTTTGCCGAGGGCGGCAAAAAGGCCACTCTCAACAATCTATCCATCCGCTCGGACAACTTTACCGACGAGGAGGGAGAGGTTATGTCTATGCGCGGTGTTGTTATAGGTATCCTGCAACCTCTTGGCTTGCGGATGGTTCAGCGCGCCGGCAAGGTCTATATATATGACCTTAACGGCCTCTACCGTAACGGCCACACTCAAAGCGTAGTGTGGATGGGCGATAGCTCGACACTCGGCGTTGACAAGGTGGCAAATAACGTGCGCATCACCTTTTCGCCATATGCGCAGAGTGACCTGCAAGCGACAACCGCCAACAATGGCAAAATTGTTTATGAGGGAGTGTCGTCGGCACAGGCAACCAACCTTGGCACGGCCAATCCCAATGACCCTGATTATGGCGAGTTTTACACCTTTTTAAAAGATTATAGTCTTAATACCTCGCAACCTGTCGCGCCGGGCATGTCGTCGCTACTACTGTCGCGCTCGTTTAACATCTTTTGTAGCCCTCAAGGCTCGGGCGTTGCCCACCGTGCCAATCCCTACTTTAAGATTGTCCCGGTGCTCGGAAGCTCAGAGGATGCCGAGGGCATTTACGGCGGCTTTCGGGTGGGATGTTGCGCCCTTGAGTCGGGTGACACCCGGCTTGTAGGCATACAGCCCTCAAAGGTTGACCAATCGGCATTTAACCTCCCTTTAATGCGCACTCAAAAGGTCTTTATCCCAAAGATGAAAGCCGAGGAGGCATCGAAATATCGCCTGAAAATCACACTCAAAATGCTGATGGATGTGCGATATAACCCCTTTGAGGAGGAGGGCGACTACAACGAGGGTGCCGCCTGTGAGGAGGTCAAGTATAACACGGCGTGGGCATTTGTTCCGGCAAACATAACCCTGCGCGACGAAGAACAAGGTAGCGTCGTGCGCCACTATAGCAATGTGGGCATAACAGCGAGCGCCGGGTGGGGTCATGTCGACCTCGATTACTCGGGATGGCAGCCCGGCGAGCCTACCGGGCACAACGCCTGGTTGGCTTTTTACGAAGACGAAAAGCAATGGGAGCAGCCGGCTATCGGAGGCTGGAGGACCAACCGCCACAATTTCGGTCGCCCGGACACTGAATCCCGAAAGCCTCAAAGCGCGGAGGCATGGCCGAAGCCCTATGAGTGGGAGGTTGCTGCAAGCTTCAAGAGCCTTAACGACGGCCAATATATACCCTATCCGGCGCAGGGAGGGTGGCTTGAGATTACCATATATCAAGGTGTAAATTGCTACGCCTACGGGGAGGAGAGCATATTCGGCACCACCACAAAGTGGACGGAATTGTCCCTGTATGATAAGGTGCGATGGCTGCTGTATCAGGCGCCGCAAGTCGAAATCGTGCGCTCGGACCTCACGCTCGAGAGCGCGAAGATGGAGGATGTTGAGTACACCGGGTGGCTACACCCCAACGCCAAAGACGAGATAACAATTGACACCATATGCGGCACGGCAAACATTGCCATCCCCTCTGCACGCGGAATCTACCTCGAGACCTCCTCGGGTAATCAAATAAGACGGCTTGCACGCGCCGGCGTGGCAGACCACCCGGAGCGGCTATTGATAAATACTTTGTATAGTCAATATGCATCGCGCCGCACCATGTTGTCGGGTGTGATGACACTCGACACATCGGGGCTCGGCGTGTTTACGGAGACCAATCAACAAGACAAAAAGTTGATGATAAAAGGAGAGGTGCAGGACTTAATGTCAGATACAACGGAGGTGACCTTGGTCGAGTTGCGGCCTGACGAATATCAAGCAGTATGAGCACATATAACAGCAAAATAAAGATAGTCAAGGCTGTGCCGCGCAGTAAAAGATTGCGCGACATTGGCAGCACTGTATCGGCGGTAACCTCCTCGAGGGAGGGTGCCGCCGCACCCTCTGTCGACCTCTCGCGCTACATGATAAAGGAGACCTTTGACGAGCTTTTTGAAAAGGTCAACCTCGGCACTGCCGAGGTGCCGCATTGGGCTATTAAAGCCAAGCTTAACCTTTTTACGGTTGGGTGGCTGTCGTTCAACGGCTCCCAAATCGGCGACGGTTCCGCCGGCGACACTCCTGTTGCCGGGGCGCAGAACCTTGCCGACCTTAAGGATGTCAGCCTTGGCAACATTTTACCCGGACAGGTGCTGTCGTGGAACGGTAACAAATGGGTTAACAGCACATTAGCGACAAGCGGTTTTGACGAGTTGCAATTATCGCAATATTTGACCTCTCATAACTACGCTCACAAAAGCGACATACCATCGCTTGCCGGCTATGCCACGGAATCATGGGTGTTGCAAAAATTGCAGAGCATCGGGGCTGACGATTTATTTGAAAAAGTCAACCTCGGCACCGAGCTTGCGCCTGTGTGGGCGATTAAAGCAAAGTACAACTTATACACTGTCGGTTGGCTGTCCTTTAGAGGTCCCCAAGTTGGGGGCGGTGGCGACGATACTCCGGCAACGATTGCGTCCAACCTCGCCGACCTTAAAGATGTGTCGCTCGGCAGCCTCGCCGCAGGACAGGCATTGGTGTGGAACGGTGCAAAGTGGGTCAATTCCACAATCGCTACAAGCGGCCTCGACGAGTCATCGCTATCAAACTATCTAAGCTCCCACGGCTACGCTACACAGGCATGGGCTAACGGGGCGTTCGTCAACAAAGCGGGCGATACCATGACGGGTCATCTGACCATGCTTGCGAAAGATGTATACCTCAAAAACGGCACCGATAATTCGCAATGCGTTTGTTACGGGTTCAAAAATACAGCCAATGCAATCATCGCCCAAATAGGTTATCACAACACAGCCAAGCGCATAATCATCAATCCCGTCGGCTCTTCCGAGCCGTGGGTGGATGCCGTCGGAAAGTACAACCTAATCGTCGGCAATAACGAGCTGAAGTACAACACCTATTCACTGCTGCACACAGGCAATTACGCCTCGACGCTCGATGATAGATATGTGAAGAAGTCGGGCGACACAATGAGCGGCACATTAAAAGTCAATGATGTCAGCGCTGTTGACGGCAACCTCCTCTTGGCCTATGCTCCTCCCTCTTTGACGGGAGTCACTTCTTCCCAGTGGGCGGTGGGGGTGGTTAATCTGCAAGGTGTCATCCGCTCAGGCAATGCCTCGCTCGTGCATTATCGCCACGGCGCAGGCAACGCGACCATTTGGGACAGCCTCAACGACGGCTCAGGTAGTGGCCTCGACGCTGACTTGTTGGATGGCGTGCATAACGGGGATGTAACCGCCAGACTTGTCAACTACAACAATGGCGGCAATGTCAGCGGCGCGGTTCAGTTCATGCAGAAATATAATGGTTGGAACGCATGGGACGCTCCGACACAGAATTGGCACAGTGTAATCAAGCTCAACCATGGCAACGGCGACACTTATTACAGCCGTGTGCTTGCGTTCGACTTCCACTCCGACAACATATACACGCACCGTAAACATAATGGCACTGATTACGGTTGGCACACGCTCGCCTTCATCGACTCCACCGTAGCCAACGCCAACTCGCTTGGCGGCAAGGCCGCTGCGCAGTATGTTACGACAGATACGGCACAGACGATAACCGGAGCAAAGAGTTTTAATGGGACGTTGACTATAAACACTCAGACTATCCTCACAAGAGCCGCCATAAGCATGGGGACGAGCATCGGGGACGCCACTTATGACAAATACCACCGCATAGATTTCGGTTTTCACTCGTATGACCGAATCAATATCTACGAGCAAGCCGTAAACTTCTTTACGAATGGCGGAACCACCGCGCATACCGTCATCACGAACACAGGACTAACCGCTCCCAAGCTCATCAAATCAGGCGGCACTGCCTCGCAGTTCCTGAAGGCTGACGGCTCGGTTGACGGGACGTCATACGCCACAGCCTCGGCACTCTCCACGGGTCTCGCGGGGAAAGTGAGCAAGAGCGGGGACACGATGAGCGGCGACCTTTGGTTTGGTGCTCCCGACAAGGGCGTGAAGTTTAGCCACGCAGGAGTTAACGGCATTTGGGGGCATACCAGCGATAATGCGGCGACTAATCAGATAGGTTCGACCGCCCTGTCCAATCTCGTCATAGCCTCGCATTGGGGAGTGGCGTTCACATCCACTTGCTCCAATCAGACATATACAGACAAGGTTGCTGTAGGCATTGATACACGCATTGGCTCAGTCGCTGCTGGCAGTTGGGTAAAAGCATCGCATTTCTTAGCAAACACGACAACATTATGCACCAATCTTAATGCCGACTTGTTGGATGGGCTGCATCTTGACTCCGTACGTGGCTATAGGGTCGAACACCCTGCAATCAACTCCTCGCTGGCTGTCGGTAACGTGCCATTCAACGCTTTCGGGATGCAGCACGGCACCCCGCTGTACATCGACCCCGAGTTTGCAAGCGGCACCAACAATGTTAGTGTTTATAATAACTTACATAACGGCAACGTGACGGTAACGCGCATAGCCGACAATCAAGCGTCGGCCAACTCTTCGGGGTACATCTTACAGATTAAAGTCACGGGTGCGGCTGAACCTTGGACCGGGGGTTTTGTGCAATCGATACAATCACGCGCCAATGCTGTGTTCATGCAAATATTCCGAGCCAAAATTCCTGTAGGCTACAATGTCAATGCCAACTCAAATTCCATGGGCGACAACTATTCCGATGTATGGATAACAAGCACAGCAGGCACTGGCAAATGGGAATGGTATGCGAGAGTAGTCTATTGCGGAGCAAGCGGCTCTTTCAGTTATGGAGGTTACGTGTCGCTTAAAGGGGCAAATGCGACCGCGGCAAATCCACTATATTGGTACTTGTCGCACTGCCAGACTTGGGACCTCTCGAAGAACAATTATGGCTCCCTCCGCGCAAAATTTGCCGACGCTCTCTCCGCTTCTCGCACCCTTTGGGGGCAGAGTTTTAATGGCAGCAACAACGTGTCTGGCGATATGACGGGCGTTGGCACGATAACCTCAACCTACTACTCGCTGCATAACATTTCAAACAATCCTTATCTGAAATTTAATGTAGGTGGAAACATCACCTATGTTCAAGCGTTATCGACCGGCATTGGCGTAGGCCCGACTCATACAGGTCTGTTCGTTACCAACGACAGCAAGGTAGGCATCGGCACTGCCTCGCCCTCCGAGAAGCTGTCCATCGCCGGATGGGTCGGCACGATTGGCGCTACAGGGTGGTACAACATCACCTACCAAGGCGGCTGGCACATGGCCGACAGCACATGGATTCGCACCTACAACAACAAGAATGTCTATGCGGGAAGTGCTATCATCCGCACCGACGGCACAATACAGGTCGGCGATGGTGGTTCCAAGTTTTATGCCAATTCATCGGGAGTCGTGTTTGCCGCGACTGGCATTTGGACTAACGGCTACATGTCGTTCAGAGGTCAAAACACAAGTTCCGATGCCCGACAAAAGCGAATAATCCGCGACATCCACGTGCCGCTCACGACCATCGCCAAGGCACCCAATGTTGTCTTTTCGTGGCTCGATAGCGGAAAGCTCGACATGGGGTCTATCGCACAGTATTGGCATAAGCATCTACCACTGTCGGTGTATGTCCGCGACAACGGCTACCTCGGCATGGACTACTCGAAAGTCGCACTCGCCTGTGTCATCTCGATGGCCTCCGAGCTTCTCGGCGTCAAGGACGATGTATCTGTGCTAAAGCAAGAGGTGCGACAACTAAGGCACGAGAATCGAGAACTTAAACAACAAATAGATAAAATGGGAAGGAGGATTGCATAATGGGACACATCAACGGAAAAATCTTCGGCCCTGTAAGTTTTGAAGCGGACATATTCCCGGTCTTGATCATCCCCGTCAACGGCGCAACATCGGCGCAGGATGCTTTCATTTCTGACAACATCAACCCTGCTTCCAAGATAAAGCCTATCCGCGGCTACGGCTTTGAGGCTTTGACTACTGCGCAATTCGCCGGAACCGCCGCCGACAACAATCAAGGCATTTTTTACGGACTAAAAGTCGGCGATGTTTTCGGATATATTAAAAACTTGCATGATTGCACCTTTGAGTATCAAAAAGTGCGACCCGGCATCGATTGGATGCGAGGCACTGACTTTGACGGTTATGACCACAATGCCGTTATGAACCCACAAGGTGCGCTTCCCGACATCGCCTACTATGACAAGGCGGGAGCAAGCGCACTGTCGGTCGACATCAACTACTCTACCTCCAACACTACGGGCGTCGACATCAACGACATCATAGCCGTGGGCAATGCCTCGGTTACCGCCACCCTTGGCCAATCCTATCCGTGCATCCTCGTAAGCGACATACAACGCACTAAGAATTGGGCGCGTGCATTGAAGAGAGTTAGCGGTAATGACTATGCACAGATGCAAGTGTCGGGTGCTTGGCAGCGCGGATGGTACGCCGAAATCAACGACTACACCCATGTCGGTGACCAATCCCCCGAGTCATTTTTCAAGTCGGAATTGACGAGACTTGTGACGGTGTTCTTTATAAACGAAATCAACTCGCAGGCTCTCGGCATCGACCTCCGCAAGTGGGTGGATGTGACCTCGCTCGTAGTTGGCTTGCAAGGCTTCGCCTGTCCCGGAGCATCGGGCAAACAGATTCCGTTCAAGCGCAGTGCCTCCAAGGGCATCATGCTCAACTATCTCATGCTTTCGGGTAACAAGGGCACTGTTAGTTGGAAGTGGGTTGACCCCGACGCATCGGTGACCTATAAATACACAATCACCATTTTCAATCCCAACGGCTCAGTCTTGACATCGGCATCGGGAACAAGGAAGTGGGACGGACAACCGCTCACGCAATTGACAAGCACGTTCAATCAGTCCATCACCCTGCCAATAGTCGGCTCACTCCCGGCTGGCAACTACCGCTATCAATGGACGGTGGTCAACAACGCAATCCCGACACAGCTATACAATCAAGGAGAGGGAACATATACAGTATCATAAGGTATGAAAACAAAAATAGATATACTAATCAAAGGTAACTTGGTTGTTAACAACCAATTACTAACAATGGGGGGGGGTACAACCTCATTACCTGCAAGGAGGACGAGATAGATGAGCATTTCGATGTATCTGAGGCCACTGTTTTTGTCGGCAATCTGTTTGTCGATGACTTCATCAACCGCGCCAATGTGCTTGTCACAGGCACATTGGCCATTCGGGGAGGAGGTTGTCATGGCTAACACCAATGGCAGAATCACGCCTCCCGTAGGCGTGGAACCCGACATCTGCGGCACGCTCGGCGTCGGACGCAAAAGCGACGGCTACTACGACAGCTATTCGGCAATATCAGCATCGACAATAAACAAGTGGTCAAGAACCAAGCCGCTGCGCAACAGCTCATACGCCTCACTGCCCCGGCCATTCCAGCACAATTCAGGCGATGGCACTTGGGGCATGGAGTACCCGCGAGTAACGGGGACCAATATGCTTAAGAACGCCAGCATGGGTGTTAAGGTGGCGGGAGCGGCATCGGGATATAAAAACTACACCTATCTGACGGTGCGCACTACCGACTACGGTCGCCTCGACGACTTCGACGGCTACAACCAAAATGCCGTGCAGCCCGTTCTCGCGGGCATGGACGGCAACAAGGGGTCACAGATTACGATTAACGGATTCGCATCCAACTCCCTGCGCTTCTACATCCAAGCCGATGCAAACACCGAAATAGGTATCAATGAGTTTTGGCCGGAAACCAACCTCGTCTATGTCGTGGAGCTCTACTATAAGGACAGCAGCAGCTTCTCGTCCGACACTCCGTTCCTTTGGGCGGCATCCACTAAGAAGCTGTCGGCGATGGGCAAGTTCGACGGCCAGTCCATCACAATTACCATGTCGGAACTAAAGACGGCATTCAAGGCCAAGTTCCCCTCCGTAGACATCGACAACGGCGAGGTGAAGCTAATCGCAATCTACGGGGTCATGGGGCTGTCGTCGACGGGCGAGAGCCACCGAGCGGCGGCATCGGGCGACCACTTCAAGGCCGTAAACGCCGACTTCTCCGGCCTCGGCTACCTCGCACCGTGGAACGACCACACGCACACCGAGCACCAAGCCAACATAACAATCGCCAACTTCTTCTCCTATTTGTTCACGGGGCTGCAATACACCGTAACCTTTCCCGCGACTACGGCGAGCTTCTTCGACCTCACGACGGTCAAGACATCTTACACAGCCGACCTCGGCATCAAGACATCCATAAAGAACACGGGTACGCGCAACTTGGCCGTACACACTCGCGGCACTCTCGCCAACGCCACATACGTGCGCATGATGCTACGCGCACACGCCGTGGGCGATTTCAGGCAGACAGCGGGCGACCCTGCCTACAACACCCCTTACGACGGCAAGACCGTGGAAGCGGGCATAACATCAAATGGTAATGTCACTACGCTCACCAACCTCGTGACCATCGGACCAAACGTGACGGCCACCGTGTACATGAACCTACAGGGCATCATCCCCGTCGGAGTGACCAAGGGCATAGTCGTCGAGGCTTCCACCGACCAAGGGGCAAGCTGGGTCATCGCACAGTGGCTGACGGCGCAGATTACACGAAACTAATTATTAACCTATAAAAACAGAAATTATGAACACAATGACAACAGTGAAAGCAGTATCTGCTCGCATCAGATACAACAACTACGACGACGAAAACCGCACCTACGACATCGCAGCAGATGTTGATGTTTCAAACGGCGTAATGGGAACTGTAAGCAACGGCAGTTTGGTTGCCAAAGGCAGCGGCATGGGACAAAGCGTGTTATTCGACACCTCGATGGGGTATAAGCGACTTGAGTACTACGACAAGACCATCGACGAAATCCCCGCGCATCAGGCCATCAACAACTTCATCAATAGCGTCAATGCTCTAATCACTTCTAATCCCTCACAAATCTAAAGACTAACGACTATGGCAAAGAAAATAACCTACGACAAAGCTTTTTATCGCTCATTGCTGATAAAGTCAATCCCTTTCAAGCAGGGCGACAGAACCCTCGATGACGCAACAGCAACAGCTGTGTTGCTTCTATCGGCAAAGTACACCAAACTCACTGAAAGCTTCAACGCACTCATTGCCGACGCCGTTAAAGCTTTAAAAGAAAAGGATGACAAATACAAGGACTTCGACAAAAAAGCCCAGGAGTTCGCCGGCATGGAGCGAATCGAGGCGCAAATTGCCGAGCATGACAATTGGACTGAAGGCCAAAAGGATGCCGAGGGCAACGAAATCCCGCGCCCTGCGATGCCATCGGACGAACAGATAAAGCGAGCCGAAGAGTTGCGAGAGCGCGACGATCGCGAGGCTTTCTATGCTGCCTACGCCGACCTTAAGCAAGCCGAAATCGATTTGCGTATGAAGCACGCCGCCGACGAGGTGGACGAGCCGTCGGGCTTGTCATCGGCCGAACTGCAAGGCATCCTCCGATGCATAGGCACCGATGGAACAATCACCCTCGCCGTCGCCCATCCGCTCACGGGCACGTACGAGTGGTCGCGCCGCGAGTGCCTCGAGCTCCTTGCCGCCAACTTTTGCTAGTTTTAAACGGCATTTAAATACTGTTTAAATTGTATTGAATTATTCTTGCCGGGGTGCAATAAAGCCCCCGGCCTGTTAGTAGTCCTCTTACCTACATACTAACAAAAATGCGCCACAACGCACAGCCGGGGGCTCCACGCGAAAGGAGTTTAACGCATCGATGAATCGTGGCGCGCATTATACAGATATAATGCTGCACAATGTTGCATGATTTATGATGAAAAAGTAATAATGATTTTATTTAAAGTAAAAAAAATCTTAATTTTTAGACAAATATGTATCATATATGATACATATTTGTTATATTTGCACTGTTATTAATTAAAACGAGGGGGCAACTCGCTAAATACTGCACAAAAAATATGTCAACAATTGCACATTCTAGTAAGTACATTGTAAAGTGGGTGGTAATCAAGGCTTCATTATGCATAAGCGAGCGTCAAAAACACGAATTGGAAAAGATCGGTTTTGTGATAATGGGTCTTTACGATAGTTCCGAAAGGGTTGTCGCCAAGCATTATGCGAACATGGAGGAAGTGAGAGCCGATGCCGATGACATAAAAAAAAGCTTATACTATTCTCATGAAGACAAGAGGTCGAAAGCCTCAAGAGTTAGCCGGATGTGTAGTAAGTGA